TATTGCCTTTTACAAGATATTGGTAAGCAGAGAAAGTACCACTGATATTGGTAATCTCATCGTTGGTAAGGGTTACCGTACCCAAGTCACCGAAATCTACAAAGTACACGGCATAAATGCCACCTACTACGTCTTTACAGGGTACCGCCCTGCCTTTTGTTAAATCACAAGCCATTGTTTCTTTGTTTTATTAGAATTAAAAAAGAGGGCGAGGACATAGCCCAAGCCCCCTCTTGATTTACATTAACTCGGATTAAGAGTAAAGGACTACGTCAGCTCCGATTCCGTACTGAACTCCTGCGAAGAAGCGTAGGATTACGCGGATGTTGTCTGATCCGTCAAGGTCAGCCATATCAAGAACACGAACTTCGTTGCGCTCATCAAGAAGTCCTGTTCCGAAGAACAAGTTGCTTGTTTGACCTGCGACCATCTTGTTAGAAGGAAGACCGTTACACATTCCGACACGGATGCCATCAAAGAACAAGTCTCCGTTGCCGTACCAAGTAGTGCCTTTGTTGTCAACACCATTCGCTCCAAGACCTGAAGTTCCGAATCCACCAAGCGCACGGACATAAGCCTTTGCTACGTTTTGTGGCACGAAAATAGTCAAATCCTCCTTACCGTAAAGTGCTGAAGGAATGGCATCTACAACTTTACCAAGCTCTGTGATTACGTTTGCAGCAGTCACGGTGGTAGCGGTTACGTCAATAACGTCAGAGTCAGCAGTCATCAAAGAAAGGAATCCAGAGAACTCACCTGCACTTGCAGCGTTACCGTTCCAAATGTTCTGCTCAATCTTCTGTGAAGTCTTTGCAGCAACGTGAGCGATAAGGAAGTCAGCGAAAGAAGCAGGAATGCTATCGTAAGCAGAGAAGCCCATTTGACCACCAATCCACGATGAGTAGTAGTCTTTTTTGCAAAGCTGCAAGTTTACTTGAAAAGGCTCAACGGCAAGAACGCGGTCGGTCAAAGTCAAGGTAGAAGTTGCATCAAAATCACAAGTACCATCTTTTACGATGTCATTGGTGTTCACCTTCTGCAAGGTGGTTTTGTAGTTTACGTTTGGAAGAATCTCAATGAGACCTTTGTCCAAAGTGTTTGCGCTCAAAAGAGCAGCAGAGATGTACTTACTGGCAAATTGGCCAGCGTACGAAGTGGTGATTGAAGTGGTCGTAGCCATTTTTTATATTTATTATTTGTTGATTCGTGCAAGGACTCGGTCAATCGCTCTTTCGGGGCGGTTAGAACTCATCTTTTGGACTTGCTTTGTCTCTGGATTGTGCTTGATGGCTTTCGCAGCAGGTGCGGCAGATAGTTCAGCTTTCATAGCTTTCATCTCCTCCTTCTTGGCATAACTGCCCATCTCCTCACGCATCCCTTTCATTTCTTCGCGCATCATTGCAATCTCCTCAAGAACTTTCTCAATGATTGCTACAACCGCAGGGGCTTCTTCTACCATTGGCATATCAGCCAATTCGGTAGGTACTTCAACCTCTACTGCTACTTCAGCAGCAGGGGCATCTTTAATTTCAGCGATTACGCCTTCTTCGGTGATGACCAAAATACGGCCATCCTCTAAAAGGTGTTCGCCAACTGGAGCTGCAACTCGGTCTTCTCCACTAAGGATAAACACTTCGTTGCCTGCTTCAAAGGCTTCAGCCTCAAGAACGGCACCGTTCTCAAGGTTCATTGTTGCCAAGCTTACATTCCTTACGGAAGCAAGTTCGGCAAGGATTCTGTTCAAAATTGAATTTGCTTTCATACTAACTAATTAAAAGGGTTTTGGTTATTTGTAACATTTTTAAGGATTGATAACTACTGTTCCTTGTCCGACAAGCGAACCAACACCCTGCGCTTGCAGGGAGCCATCGCAGCAGATTGACTTGTAGGTATTGTCGGGGCATAAGCATCCACGCCTTCCACCTCGTGGGGAAGCAACAGGGAGTTTTTGTGGTCTATTCATTTTTGAGGTCTTCTTTGTGGTATAGGTATTCGCTATCTTCTGTATGCTCTGCGCCAGTCATCAGCCTGCCATTTTCATCCTTGTGAGTTAGGCCTGTGTAGAGTTTGCCATCTGCGGTGTAATGGGGTACGCCTACCGCAAGATCAATCTTACCAAGTTCCTTGAGTTTGGACTCTGCCCACCTTTTGCCTGCAAGACCGCCCCACAACAGGAATGATATTGTACCGCAGGCTTCGCTATTGCTTTCATCGTAGTATGTCTCGGCTCTTGATAGGTATGAGTACATCCGTGTGATTGTCTCTACCGACAATGCCCTGCCTTGAGCTAACTGCTGCGCCCTTACCTTACCCACAGGCGTAGCGCACTTGTTGCCGTTCTTCTCGTTTAGTTCAATGCCGCGCTTGGCGTTGTTCTTTACCGCATCGGGGTAGTCAGCAAAAGCCTCAAGCTCGGTGCGTGTTCCCGACTTCTTACGACCATCTCTTTTTATGATAGCGATTATTTGCGATAGCATCAACGCTGCCTCTTGCTCCTCAATAATCTCTAACTCCTGCTTGGATAGGTTTAACTTATCAACGAAGTAGCCCTCAATAGAGAACCCACGAAACTCACCACTCTTGACGCGCTGCCAGATGCTATCGTTCTCTATCTTCATAGATACCATCCAAGTGCCTATGGGTAGGTCAAGGCCATAAGCCCTGCTCTTATCAAGCGTTGCATCTTCAATAATCCAAGACTCTACAATCGTAGTACCCTTGACATCGTAGTCGTGTTCAATGGTAGCGTTGTTTTGGTAGCCGTTCTTAAAGAACAACTCCATCGCTTTGCGGATGGTGTCTTTGGAGAAGTACACATAGTACTCATTCTCGCCATCGGTGCGGTAGATTGGCTTGTCTGGGATAAGGGCTGCGCCCATCAACAACCGCTTCTCTTGGTTTTGCATTGCAAAGACCTCACGCTTCTGCGAGTTAAGCGCAATAAAGTCCTCCTCAATAGCAGGATGCTCTACAAGGGAGATTGCATCAATGCCCGTAAGGAGCATCGTTTCATCTAAAATAAGTTCTATCAGTTTCATATTATCCGAATGTTGCGGTGCGTACCCGTTGGCGTTGTAGTTGTTGTGAGGTCGTTACATCACCACCCACAACGTATGCACGGATGGGTTGGTTGAACTGCCCACCGATGCTCTGGGCAAGTTGGTTAGTGCCACTCTGCCCTACGATGTTAAATTGAGGTGCAGGAACGCTTGCCGCACCACTACCTGCCGCGCTGCTTGCAGATGGGGCAGTTGGGGCTGCTGCACCCGAATTAAACTTTGTTGCGGATATTGCCGCTACACGGGCAAGGCCACCTGCTACGGCTACACCTGCTGCAATCTGGGCGCGGACTATGGAAGTAGGGTCACCAACAATTAACTGTGATGCATAAGCCTTTTGCGCTGCGGTAAATGTGGTGATAAGCGTTTCAACAATACTTAAAGCTTTGTTTCTATTGAATGATTTTTGTGCTGCTTCTTCGTTATCCGCATCAAAAATAGAGTTTAACTCTTTTAGGGCAGAGATAGTTCCAAGAGCCGAATCGGTTGCGAGGTCTTGTAGTTGTTGGCGAAAGGCTTTCTCTTTATCTAATTTCTCTTTATTGGCTTTATCTGCCGCATCGGATTCAGCCCTTCTATATTGTGCGCTGCGCATCATCTGTTGCTCTGTGGCAAAAGCAGCAGCATCATCCGCATCTTGAATGGCCTCATAGGTTAGTTCAAGTTGCTCAATGTTAAATGTAGCTTGCGCTTTGATTGCTGCGTTGGTAGCATTGGTGGCATCCTCCATAAGCTGCCTATCCTTCTCAATGCGTTGGTTTATTTCATTGAGGCGAGTAAACTCCTCAAGACGTTCCTTTTCTCTATCAGCTTTTGACTTTACTGCGTTTGCTGCTTTTAAGTCCCTAATGCGTTTGTCCTCTGATAAATCAAGCGCACGGTTAGCAGATGCATTATCAAGTAAGGATTGCGCAATGTCTTTTTGGGCTTTGGCATCATCTCCCAAAAATGCTTGGCGTTGTAGAAGGTCTAACTTTTCTTGAAAATTTAGTTCCTTCTTCTTTTTGAAGATTTCTTCTGCCGTTGCCCCAGATGCTTCAAGCTCTGCTATCTCACGTTTAATCTCATTAGAACCACCTGCTCGGGCTTTGTTCTCTTTGTCAAGTGCATCTGCCGTAGCAATAGTTGCATCGTTGTAGGCCTTCTTTGCATCGGTTGCTGCTTTTAACGCGACCGCTTCTTCTTCTTCACTAACAACGAGCAGGTCGTATAACTTAATCGCTTCTTGAATTACCAAAATAGCAATACCAAACGAGGCAGTCTTTAGCGCAAGGTCAAGACCTTTTATCCCTGCGGTTGTTGCTTTTACCGATTGGAACGCTTGGAAGAATGCATCGGACATTCCACCCGTAAGGTCGTTGATAAGCCCCTTGATAGGGGACAAGGCATTCTTTAGGGTTTCAACATCCTGTGTTCCCTTCTTAATCTTGCCATCACCTTTGCCAGTATCATCAAAGGCTGCGTCTAAATCATCCTTGACCTCTTTAGCCTTACGCTTTACACCATCAAGCTCTTTACTGATTTTAGCAGCAGCAGGAGCAGCGTTGGTGACAATGTTGATGTCAATCGTTATTTCTTGAGCCATCTCCTTCTAATTATCTTTTTGGTGTCCTGCCAATTACTTGGTATATGGTATTTGCCTTTTGCTATTTCTACGTTATCGCTCACCCCAATCCAGTCCTCTGACTGGAGTAGGTCTACTAAATAACCAATATATCCTTTTGTCATACTACGTTAAGGAGTTCAAATGTTGCTTTGCCTGTGGTCATATTTAGACTCACGTTGTTTATGATGTACTTGGTATTGTTCCAGATGATTGCATTCTGAAGGTTCAGCGTTATGATTTTACCGATAGGCAGCACCGCATCCACGTTGTACACCCTTCTTGCTTTCGCATACAGGTCGGTGATGTAGTCGCTCCACTCGTTGTTGTACAGGCTTTGGTTGACCGATTGCAGATGGTATGGGTCTATGTCTGCGCCAAACGTGATTGCGTGTGATGAGGCAGCACTTTGGTAGCGGTTTGACGTATTGGCATACCAAGCGATGTTCACTTGTTCGTGGCTACCATCTGCATTTACAAATGTTAAAGGATTTGTTTCTTCAAAGTCGTAGTTATCAAAGTACCCATAAAACAATACGGGCGCACCCAAGTATGGGTTGAATATACCGTCTTCGTTTGCTTCGCTTGTGATGCTTTTGTACACGAGTACGTTTGTCAGGCCACCCGTATGCAGGTCAGTCAGCCTTTCAAATAGCGGACACTCAAACGGCACCTCAATTAAGAACTGCTCGCCATCAAAACTAAAGGTGTTGTTCAAATCCCCAAAGCCTACGTTGTTTGTCTGTAAGTATTGAAATCCAATTATTGCTTGGGTCTCTTGGTACTTAAATTCAATCTCCCTGTAAAGGGGTGGGCGGTTCACGACATACTCCGTGATGTCAAGATAGGTCTGATAGTTTTGGGCGGTTCCTGCTGCGTACCAATCATCTAACGGCTGAAGCAAGAAGCTCGTTGATGTAGTTGGCACAATCACCATATTGTACATCTTTAGAATGCCTGCTAAAAAGTCTTTTACCTTTATTTCGGGCATAAGGTCTTGCACTACCACTAAAAAAGAGTAAGTTGCGGATGCAGTTTGGTCTACCGAAAAACTTACGGCAGAGGTATCACCATCAACGGCAGAATAGTCCGTGCATTGATAGTTTAGTGTAGTAGCACTTTGAGGTCTGATAAGCAACTGCACCGTATCTCCTGCGCCATACGACAAAGCAGCCATTGTTGTAGTTACGGAAGATGCAGCGTGAGCAGCAACCAATACAGAAAAATCAAACACCCCATTACGAAATACAGAAAGCTCATAGGGCGCACTTACGTTTGCCATTGTAATATCCAAGTCGTATTGCCCGTTATCGGCAACAGTCCAAGTATCGGTTGTCAAATTGAACTGCGAACCGCTACCCGTATTGCGATTCATATTTATTAACTGATAAGCAATGTCGTTGCCCCCTGCAAATAGATAGCCCTCGTAGCGATGCAGCCATAGCGACAAATCAACAAACGGAGTAGCGGATAAGAATGAACCTGTAAACGTGATTCCGTATTGGGCTGCTATTGCATTAAGAATAGATTGAACCTTTAACGCAGGCTTTAACTCAAAGTAACGGATGCCACGATTACCTTGACTGCCGCCTCCTGCCTTGTGAGCTATGTTGTTCACATTGTCAGCACCCGCACCACCACCGCTTTGATAAAACCAATTCTTTACAGGGCTGCAAAGCGGATAGAACAAGCCTGTGTCATCATTGGTGGTTAGCTTATTAAATACCACAGTATCGGTGTACTCGTGATTGAACTCGGAAAAGTCAACGTCATACAGGTAGTCCTCGCCAAACAAATCAGTAAGCGTTACCACATCTCCATAGAACGTCAGCGTGTACGCATAAGGCTCTGTGCCTTTCAACTGCACGTTCTCTACCTCTATCACGCCTGTGCGGAATGGCAAGGAGTTTATTTCAATTCTTGCTTCTTGTCTTAACCTGCCATCAAAAGTATTGGCAACGCTCGTGCTTGATGCGCCTGCGTTCCAAACCGTGTTAAAGGTATTCCAAGTGATGCCTATGCTATTCCATACGGGGCTACCGCCCGTCTCGGTAGTAATTAGCGACTCCGTGATATTGGCGTTGTAGTAATGCTGAAGTATCTCGTTATTGCGTGGGCTTGCAGGAATGGTAAATCCCTGCGTGAAGTCCGTGAACACCTTTGAGATGTCCTGCACGTTCTGCACCGAGAGATTGATGCTGATCTCCTCATCATCAAAGATGTCAAGGCGAAAGCCATTGACGTAAATATCAACCTTGTTCATCGTACCAAGCTGCGCTCATCAAATCCGAAGTCAAAGGACATTGTGTAATTGATAAGCTTTGTGTTCACGCTCTTTTGGTATTCTATGGTTCCACGATTCGGAACTGCACTCACCCAGTTGCTATTGGTATAGACCGCAACGTACTCACTCATTAGAATGTCCTCAATAGTCTCATCGTAGTCTTGGTCAACGAACCCTGTGTTTAGAGTTAGGGTGTTGCGAGAGTTGACGTTGAAGGATTGGTACTTGCCTACCTCCAATGAAGGGGTGGTGAAGCCATCGTTGTAGATGCTCTTTTGGTAGGAGTCCTGCGTGAAGTTACCACGCTCATCGCTGCGCTTAAAGAAGGTGATGAAGTCAGCAACGCCAAAGCGGTTAATGAACGCCACCTGTACAGGAGTGTACTTCGCCTCACATTGAACATAGTACCTCACCGTTCCAATCGTGGTATTGGATGCATTCTTTAGAATTACATCGTAGTACTGACCTACGCCACCATCGGGTTGATTGCTTGGCTTTATTGAGGAATCTAAAAAAGAATTGTTCTCAAGGTTTGCAGGGCCGACTCCTGCATAGATTACAAGGTTTTGTGAGTTGTTGGTTGCGCGTGTTGGTGGGGCGGTGCTGACGGAACTCACATAAAAATCATCGGAATCACCACTCTGCCAACTGATAACAATGTTAGCAAGACCATTATTTACGCTATTGTTAATTGCAAGGGATTCATAGTTCCCTACAAGCACCTGCCTGTCTCTGCTCGTTGCAAGCACGGGTTGTGATACCGCAACGGGGGCGATGTTATCACGGGTTGCCCATCCATCAGTTGTGAGGTATGCGTATGCGGTAGGGGATTCATCTGGGAAGGTTGCGTTGGCGGGTGCTGCTCCGTTGTTAGAGAATGTCACAGAGCCTTCGGGTACTATCCACAACGCCTCACCCTGTGGGCTTTGCGTGTAGCCTATGTCATTCCATACGCTGAAGTCGTGGTAGAACTCCGAGCGCACAAGGTCGCTGATTTCAAAGTTGATGACTTGGTTTATGGAGTAGTCTTTGCTCAACGAGTAGTTAAACGAACCCGATGCGGCAAGCACCCCCGTACGAATACGCAGGTTTAAGTCCATCTCTGTAAGCGTGTCAAGCGCAAGAGCGTTATTCTTTGCCGTGATAAATTGTGGGCTTCTTGCCATAGCAAGGCTATTTGGCGTGGAAAATACAGGTGTACTCATTCTTTTTGGTTTTGCAATGTGAATCGTAAGAAGTCCGATAACTCAAGAGCGTATGCCGTTGCAAGCTCCTCTGGTAACTGTTCAAAATTTAACTGAAAGGGTCGGGTAAAGAAACTTGTTGTACGGATTCCCTTGTTGTAAATACTGCGTGTAATTAGAAACGCGGTAGAGTCATAGCTCAAGAATTGTCCTTTTGAACCTTTTTCCCTACTTTGAAATTGAAAACGTCTTGCTCTTACCCATCCATTGATTGCCTTTGTAAGACCGCCAGACATTCCGCTTCCTGTTCCAAACCTAAAAGGGCTGCTTGGTGCTTTGGAGTTTGAGGACTTACCCTGCACACCATAGTCTTGGAACTTCCAGTACGGAGCGAGCTTATCCATCTTCCATCGCAGAGCAAGGGAATTTGGGCCTGCCTCTACCTCATACTGCAACGAGTTGTAAAGGGTGCCAGTGACGTTTTTATTTTCACGAACGAGATTAGCCCTTGCCTGTTCTACAACGCCTTTAGCAAACTTCTCAAGGCTTGCCTTTACCAAATCTTGACGGACTTGCATTTAGCAGACGCTGATTTCGGTGTTAGCAAGCATCACGTCAAAGGTTGCAGTCCACCCTGCAAGCAGGTTCTCAAACCTCTCGGTGAAGGGTAGGCACGTTGGGTTGCCATCCAACTGGTAAAGTTCGGTGTACAACTGCCCCCTGCGGAGTTCCTGCACTACATCGTTGATGACCGCAAGCTGCGTGTTTAGGATGTCTTGCACGTTGCTCGTTCCGTAGAACGGCTCTGCTTGGCTGCGAGGATTTTCTTTGGTCTCATCAATTACATCCATACAGATAAGGCTCACGCTCATCCGTACTACCTGCCCCTCAAAGGAGGCTTGGTTTATCATAATGTGAGCAAGAGGGAAGATGGTCTGCTTGTTTAAGTCCACATCAAAGACATCTCCAAACGTCACTACGTTTACTTGGCTATGCGCGTCAAGGGTATCTTTTAGCTTGGTGGTGATGTCGTAGAACTGTCTCATCGTTTTAGTTGTTTTTGCAGAATCTTGCTCTCGGTTTCTATGCGGTCTTTGTCAAAGGTGAGGTAGGTGAATGCGAATGCTGCTGACATTTGTGATACTTGGTCAAACTTCAAAGGGTCACCTCCTGATAGTTGGTAGAAGATAGGGAGCCAATTCCACCGTTTAGAAAATTGTGTAGCGGGGCTAAACTCATCTGATTCTCCATCGCTAAAGATTTCAGGGAAGCCTGCGACAAATCGCTTCCTAAAGTCCAAAAAAAAAGCATCGCACCTACCGCAATGTCAAGAGGTATCTCCAACATCTGCCCTGCGTACTTGGCAGAACCCTCGTACTTTTCTATGTCGTATCGCTGACCAAACGTAGAAACGATAGGTCGGAACAGAACCGCCATCGCCTTGTGCATCTGTGACCAGTCAGAGATGTATTGGTCAACATCGTTTAACTCGCCAACGGTGATCTCCTCAAGGCTTGGGATAAAGCCGAACTCCTGCTTGCCGATAAAGAAACGCTGCTTTAGAGCAGGGCGTTCTTCAAAGGCTTTCATCAGTATGCTATTCACCTTCGTAAGGCTTGAGGCTTTCATCTGGAGGATTACATCCATCTTCAGACCGCAGAAGATTTCTAATGACTTGCGGGCAAGGAACTCATCATCACCCTCAAGTCGGATGAACTTTTGGTAGTCAACGAGTTTTATCTCGTTCATCTGGTTGGGTACAAAGAGTTTCATTGTATTAAAATAACCTTTTATTTTTAGCGTATGGCATACCTGCCAAAGTTAGGTCTGCTGAGTTTGTTATACGTTGCATAGCGAAGCGCATCAATGGCGTGATTGAATGCATCAATGGGTTTGTTTAGCAGGTTTCCATTTTTGTCTTCTACCCACTTGTAGTTCTGCAATTCTTTAATTAGGTTGCTGCTTCGTGGTGTAACGAATAGCTTGTGCCGCTTGAGTACGTCAATACCCACTATGACGCTATCTGCGCCCTTCTGCGTGGGTTTCACGTTCCACCCCATACGATGCAGCTCCTCAATAGATTTGGGTTCAGCAGAGTCAGCATATATCTCCGTGCGCCTATCAAGCCCAAGAGAGGCAAGTACGTTGCTGATGTCGGGATTTGTCATCCCCGTGCGGTAAATCAATTCATCCACATACAGATTGTCTCCCGACTTGTAGACCGCCACCAATGCGCTTGGGTCATTCGTGTAACCCCAGTCAAGTCCGTGACATAAGAGCGTGGCATCGGTTGGTATCTCGGCTTGCCCGTATTGGAAGATGGTGGCTCTGCTCATACCACGTTCTCCAAGTCCGTAGATACGCCAGTAGTCATTGTCCGTATGTTGCAGCCTCTCTATCTCCTCCACGATTGAGGCATCCAAGAAGGGATTGTCAAGGTAGGTTGACTGGATGTAGGTAACGTCATCCCTTGTCAGCAGCTTATCGTAAATCCAATGGAACGCATCAGAGGGGTTGTAGTCAACCCATATCTTGCCCGTTGTGCGGATTAATAATTGAAAAAAATCCTCCCAACTGAGTTCGTTTGTTTCATTGCAAAAAAGGTAGTCACGTCTTGCTCCTCGTTTCTTTTGAGGTTGGTCAAGGCTGATGAACTCAAAGAGGTTACCGTTCAGTTCATAGGTGTAGTCGCTCTTGTTATGCCGTGCCTCATCATAGAGACCGTTGGCATTTAGAATCTCAAAGAAGTCACGATAGGCCGTCATCTTCAGAGACGGCAGCGACTTGCGCACGATGGAGTACACCTTGCCTCTATCCTCCATCGCCATAACGATGAGCATCTGCAAAATGGAGTAGGTCTTACCAGAACGGCTACCGCCTTGATTGACTACTATCCGAGTTTTAGCGTTGTAGTTCTTTTCAAAGAGTTCGCTACTCTTGATGTTTAGTTCGGACAATCTCTACCTTGATTTTCGTTAGCTCATCCGACACTTCGTGTGAGTTCTCCACCCTTGCGAGTTTGGGAGTCGTGTACTCTGCCATCTTGTTCAAGAGGTCAAGTGCGCCCTTCGGGTCATCAGCAGCAACTTGGGTGAGCCATAGGGTCATATTCTCAAGGTTGGCTTCTATGAGGGTTTGGAATGCCTCTCGTATTTTATTGGTGGTCTTGTTTGGTGTTCCGCTTGGCCTTCCTGTGTTGCCTGCTATGAACCTGCCTTTGTCATCTTTCATATCCGTTCAGTTCCGTTATTTTCGGTTGTATCTAAATAACCCTTTTTGATAGGTGGTGATCGTGTGTTGCTTGAAGTCGCTCCTTCCATTCTTTAATATCGCCATAAGCAACGTGGCAATTACGGCATAGTGCCATCAGATTTTCTATGGTATCAGCAATTTTGCTTCCACCCATTCCTCTTGACTCTATGTGGTGTATGTCTTGCGCTTGGCCTTGACATACCTCGCAGGGGATGAAGTCAGTTGTGGTGTAGCCCATCCCTTTGAGATAGACCTTTGTGTGGTTCTTCACCTTTGGTAAATCCAACAGTCATCAATGAACGTAGCGCGAGGCAGGAGTTCATCAACGGCTTGGATTACTCCCTTCCAATGTTCGTGGTAGTCATCTCCTGCGATAAAGCCTCCCTTCTTTACTTTGGGCAGCCATAGCTTGATGTCTTCCTTCACCGCCTCATAGGTATGGGTGAGGTCTATGAATACCACGTCAAGGGATTCCTTGAGAAACATTTTTGCTGCTACTTTGGATGTTCCTTTGATTACATTGTACTTGCGCTCACCCATATTCTCTAAGAACAGGTCGTAGATGTCTATCTGCGTTGCGAGCTTGTGGGTGGTGGTGAGTTCGTTTGGTGAGCCTTTCCAAGAATCTATGATTGTGATGTTTTGGTGTGTTGCTTTGTCGCATAGGTAGGCTGATGACTTACCGAGCCAAGCACCCAGTTCTACGAATGTGCCGTCTTCTGGCATATTGGCAAGGAGGTAGTCGTATGCTGCTTGGTGGTTGAACCACCCGTCTATGTCTTTTGAGCTTTTCATCGTAATGCGTTATAGTAGCAAAGGTACTGCTCTACGCAGATAAGTGTTCCTTGTTCGGATGCTGCTTGTGCAAAGGTACCGTCTGCCTCGTAGGTCATCTCAAAGCGTAGGTTGGGCAGGTCGTATGGTTTGAACATATAGCACGCGGTATCTATGTTGCCGACTCTTGGTTGGTCGGTAGGGCGGAGCCTACCTATTTGTCCCCAAGTTACGATTGAGCAATCAAGGCTATGCAAGTTGCCCCACTCCTCAAGGAACTTTGGATGCAGGATATTGTCATCATCCAGATAGTACACCCAATCTTCTTTGGTAAAGGAATCAGCATACAATTCAAGGAACTCATTGCGTAGGGGGTTGCCCATATCTCCCGTGCGTGTGGAGTAGTGTGTGATTGATGCGCCTGTTGCTCCCTTGAAGTCGGTAGCAGCATCTATCATAACCACCCACGTTGCGTACGCAGGGATATGTTGTTTTAGCCTCACAAGGTTATGAGGGCGTGAGCAGGGCGTGACTATGTAAAGCATCGCAGTTCGTTTATCTTCTCCATCGTAAAGTCCTGCACATACTCGTATAACGATTCCGTTAGGTCAGTCACTTGGTTGGGGTTTTCTTTTAGCCTCTTGATTGCTCCTGCCCATTCGCTCGGGTGCTTGATGGCAATGCAGTTCTCTTTGGTGATGTATGGTGAATAGGGTTGTGTGTTGCTCACTATCAGAGCGCACTTGCTGAACCCTGCCTCCAACATCTTTAGGTGCGACTTGCACTTGGCGAACTCCGATGTCGTAAGCGGTACGAGGCTTACGTCAAAGTAATTGTAGAGCTTGTGGTAATGCGTTGGTGGCATCGTGGGTAGCTTGTAGCTTGCCCTCATAATATCGGGGTAGCCATCCACTTCTGCAACATAGCTTTGATATCCTTCAAGGTTGATTGTGGAATCCTTTACGTCTGCTGCGTGATGGTTGCCTCCGATATACCCGAAGCGTATTTCTTCGCTTGGCTTTCTCTCTACCTGCCACGTTGCTACGCTGATTGCATTGGGGATGATTCGGATGTTGGTATTGTACTTCTTGACCTTTGAGGCAAGGTGCTTGTTTGTCACCCATACCTCATCTGCTGCTTTCATAGAGCGCACGATGCGAGTTCTCATCTGTTCAACGTACAAGCCTTGCAAGGGGTGCGTAGGAGGCAGCACCCACCAGTCATCATTGTCAACGATTAACTTGATGCCTTCCTTGCGGCAGAGTTTCACGAAGTCATCAAACGGCTCAACAGGGAATGCACGACTTGCAAAGATGTGAGTAACCTTTGGCCACATTTCAGGGTCAATGTCGGTAATCTTCTCAATGAAAAAGACATCTACTCCCTTGTGGCATATCAAGGGTGCAAATGTCCTGTGGTGAGAGACTCCAGAGTTCTGCTTGTGGAAGGCAAGCACAAAGGGTCTAATCATAAATTAGCCTCTTGGTCTTTGAACCATTGCGCCATCGCTTTGCGGTCTAAAAACTTCACCCACATCCGAGCAGCTACTGCTCTACGTTGGGGCTTGAAGGGGTAGGTGCTACGGAGCTGCGCCATTGCTATCCTCATAAATTGGTCTTGCATTACTCTTTGGTGTTTGAGGTGTTGCAAAAAATGCAACGATTGGTTTTATGTTAAAGTTTGATGTTCCAATAGTATTCGCATTGACCGTGCTTGACAGGTACGCCAACAAAGAACGATTGGTACATTTCGGCAGGTGCGGTGAATCGGTAGCACGTTTCTTTTAGTGGGCAACCTTCGCCTGTGCATTTGGTGATGTCGGTCATAACGTGCCTACTATGGTGTACGAATCCAAGTCCTCACCCAAGATAAAGAACTGCTTGTACAATTCTATTGCCTCCATAGTCTTGCGCTCTCCCTCTGCCACAAACTCAGGGCTAACTCCATAGATGCCTATGTCCAAACTTCCTTTGTCAATAGCGATAAAAAAGAACTTGTCAATCGGCACTCCGAACAATCGGGTGTAAATGAACGCTTGAACATTATATCCATATTTTTGAGCTGAAAATGGGAAGGCGCGGAGGTCTTGAGTACTTTTGATGTCTGCGAGAAAACCATCAGCGTAGATGTCAGCCTTCGCCCTAAAGGGCAGGCCGCCAATCATATCAATTCTTGGCACTTCAAACTCGCAACCAGTAAGCAGGCCCAGTACGTTCTCATTGCGCAGGAGCGCATCAGAGATACGTTGCGCCTCGTTGTACTCCTTACGGGTACAAAGGTTGCGCTTGCCCTTTGCATCCTGCCACGCCTTTGCGTTCTTGCTCTGGACTTCAATCACTTCGTAGTCTGCTACTTTGTGAGGCTCTAAAGTCATAAGGTGAACGAGTCTGCCTACTGCAAACGCATCGGATTCATCGCTGCCGTACTTCGTGACGTAGTGATACGTCTTTGGTGAAGTAAGCAGCAGCTTACAAGCAGAGGAGGATAGGGCGTTCTTACCCAGTACTCCGTAGTAAAAGTCATCATCGTGCATCTTCTCAAGGATTGTCTCCATATCCCAAGTACTGCCGTCAAGTAGTTCTATTATTTTCATTTTGATTGGTTTTGTTAATTAAATAAAGGTAAACAAATTTTTATATGTAAATTTTATTAAAGCAATTTCATCTGAATTGTTGGTTGAAAAGAGGTATCGTATCGGTTGTTGGTTTCTTTTGGGTATGGCTTGGCCTCAAATAAAGCCGACTTCATAATCTTGCTTCGCATCTTGCCTGCTGCACAGACATAAACATATCGGTGTTTAGGTTCTCGCCTCTCTTGATATAGTAGGTCTCCATACTTTTCCTTGAGTTTTGAGATGCGGTCTTTTTGAAATGCAAACTCATCCATCAGAGTACGACTATGAAGATGCTCCATCCCTTTCACCTTCCAATCAAGTTGCGTGTGACTCAATCCTGTGTAAATAAAGTTTGATGCTTGGTAGATGTAACCTGTGTGACCAAATGCTCTGTCAGCATAGCTCACAACAATCGTGGGCTTTGGCAGGTGCTTCAGACATTGAGAAACAAAGAACGACCTTGAGTTTTTTGGAAGGTCATCATTTGTGATTAATCTGTTTAGTTCGTAAACTAAATCCATATAGTCATCACCAAAAACAGACTTCTTCATTGTAAGCGGTACGGCATTACCAAAGGTGCATACACCAACCAAAATGTCCGAATCAAACAACCCGAAGGAGTAAGTAAAAGAGGTCATTCTTTTGAGATAGTGCTTCTTTAGAATCCACTCCTTACACTCATCCTTTGATACGGGTTGAACGATTAAGTTCATTTCTTAAATGTTGCTTCGTACCATTCTTCAAACGGAACACGAAGCAGGGCATCGTGGTAGGCGAAGCGCAAGTGTACCTGTTCAATGGTCTCAATGTCTTTGATGATTGACTCAGATATGTCTACTGACTTCAGCTCTCGGAGTAGTTGGGATATAGTTTGGTATTTCATTTGATTGGTTTTAATTATTCTTCGGATGCGACTTGAGTTGCCCAGTTCATCCACTTGATGTAGATGTCATTGGCAAGGTTTGGTATATCCCTGTAAATGGATGTAGTAGGGTATGCGGTGGTGTTGGTATAGCCATCCTCGTTGTATGACTCCTCTATGTATGTGATTTGCATCTCGTACTCGTAGAAGTCAGCAACGTGGGCAAAGCCGAGCCACTTGGCAAGAATCTCATCGGAGTTCTTATTGTCTGGGTCGTAGTCCTCAAGGGCATCCCAATAAGACTGCGGTAGTAGGTCGGCATCTTCGAGCCAAAACTTTAGGTCGTTGTATGTGAATATCATATCCCAAGAAGTTCAAGAGTCCATAGGTATGCCCAAAACGTCAGCGCAAGAGCGCAGAAGTAAGTGATGTTTTTAAGTAGTAGTTTCATCTGATTGGTATTAAATGTTTTTCAAATATACAAAACTTTTTCAATTACCAACACTCAAAGAAAAAATAAATAAAAAAAAGAGGACTACTTGCCCTCTCTGAATTGTGTGTAGCAAACTGCTATTGCTTGGTCTTTATTTGGGTACTCGCTTCCGATAGCCTCCAAGCAGCGTTGGATGTATTCGGATTGCTTTTCACCGCTTTGTACTTTAGGTATTGGCATATATCTTTTTTGCTTTTGTTAGATTTAAGAAACCAACAACCTTGTCTACCTTTTCTTTTCTTGCAAAGTCGGTTGTTGCGGGCATTTTTTTGGTCTGCCAATCTATTTCAACCGCAGACAAATTAAAAACATAGATGCCAACTGGGGTGGAGTTGATGTAGATTGGCGTTGTGCCAAACCTCGCAGCTCGTGTTATTAAATTATCATACTTCATTTTCTCAATAAGCAAATCATCGTAGTGCGTTCTTCGGCATTTTAACTCTATGTCATATTGATACTTTGCAGAATAACAATCCCAATGCGACATAGGCTCATCGCTCATCTCTAAATCTGGTATGTGATTTTTTTGGAGATAATCAAACAACTCCTGCTCGCTCATTAGTAAGCGTTGTATAACGTCTCAAGCTCCTGCAACCTACCACGAAGGCAAGAGCCGCAGTTGGTGGGCTTTACCGAATCCTTAAAGACTCGGTTGTAGATTCTATTCACTTCCGTCTGCTCAATAGCGGTCACGGTGTTCCTGCCTCGCATCTTGCCGACAAACTCATACTCCTCTTTGGTCAAGCACTCAGGCTTCCTGTACCGAAATAGCTTGTTAAGTTTCTCCTTGCGAGCATCGCATCCGCAGTCAACTCCTGTGGCTTCGCTGAACCAATCCACCGCAGCCTTGATGCCTGTGGCAGTTGTGATTTGTTCTATGGTATCACCCAAGCCGCTTGGCTTCTTTGTACGCTTGATAGGTGTCTTGGCAGTCTTCTTGGATTCGCTCTCTTGCATTTTTTAGTGTGTTGAAAATTGAACGTGCTGAAATCTTTGTTTCATCCGCTAAAGTACGGATGCTCATATCGGTGTTGTGGTAAAGCGCAAATATCTTTTTGTCGTACCAATGCCAGTCAGTTTGGGTTGACCAAACCCTGTCGTAAAGTTGGATGAGTTGCACCTCTGCATCTTCGTTGGCCTCCTCGTAGATAAACTCCTCAAGGATGTCTACGTCTACAAATTCAAATCTTGCCCTCTGGCGCATCAGGGTGGCGTACATATTTCGGAGCGTAACGTAGACAAAGAAGGTGTTCACCTCCGTTTCGTTGTACATTATCTTCTCGGCATCATCCACATATTTGTAAAGCCTAACGTACATTTCTTGCGTAAGCTCTTGGGCAAGGTCATCACTCGCCCCGAAGCTCTTGCACATCCGAATCCAATCGGTCTGTCGCTTTGCTAATACTGCGAGGAGTCCCAAGTGATTTCTACGATTATCACAAACAATGCAAATTGCACGGTGTGCATCACAATATCTTCTTCAAGGTAGTCGGTCTTTGACCAGTTAGCCCCAACTACAAGCCCATAGATTGGGTAAAGTCCTACGTTAAAATTCATCAAATGTGCGTTTAAGAGTTAAGTATAGTTCTTTATACTTAGATAACTCCGCAACGACTTCATTGAGTTTATTTAATTCCTG